TTTTATATATGAAATTATTTATTATACTACATCACATTGACATGGATATCCATCGGTAGCATATCCAATACAACATGCAGCATAACCAGTACCACAATCGCCACAATTTGAACCTGCTTTACCTGAACCTCCTTCCTGGAGATGACAATCACATGGATAGCCATCTAATGCAAATCCTATGCAACAACTTTGATATGCGGTTCCACATGTACCACAATTTGTTGATGTTATTTCATTTTCTTGACAAATTGGTGCTGGATACGAGTCACATTCACTTTTGTGATATTGATAACCGTACCATGCATTGAATCCCTGTTCTTTATAAACTTTGTATGCACAATTAGCATTTTTCTGACAATCAAACAAACTATTACAGCTTGTCTGACATTCATCATATTTCGATGTAGGGTCACCAGAGCACCAATAATACGAATTTATTTCAAACAAACCATAATCTGTCGAACCATCTACATTTTTATTACTAGCGGCACAGTTCCATGAACTTTCATATTTAGATATACACACCATAGTACCTATAGTATTTGACGGAAAACCAGCGTTTCTCAAATAATTTGCTACCTGACATTCTGTTTGTTTACCTCCACTTTTCACTGTTTTCTTTTGTACATTATTTTTGAAATATTTATCATGCACATCACTTGAACACTCTAATAGATTATTTTTTTGGCAAATTTCTGGCACTTCAAAAGTATTTATAAATTCCTTACCCTCTGTTGTACCTGAATCATATCCTCTATAATTCTTAAATTGTATAGAATACCACGTAGACTCCATTGCACGACTTTGCCACTGCAATAGCTGAATATTGTTCACACAGTTATCACATTCAATTGTATACGCCTTCCAATCCTGTGATAAAATATGTTTTTCATTCCAACTCCAACTCCATTCATCTGCTTCAATCAAATCTCCAAAATTTGTAATATTTTTCTTTTGGTGAGTTACTTCAACCTTTTTTGAAGGATTTGAATAATGTACATTTGGTATCTGAAATTCAACCTGATTTCCATCTTGATTTTCATAGCAACAATCTACTGCATCACAACCCAATAGATATCGTTTAGCATCATAATTACTTGTAATATATATTAATCTTTTACATCCAGTATAATTACTCCACAAAGCACTAGGTGCATCTGTGGTTGGATTACTTACAAACATATATGATTCAAACCCATCTCCAGGAGACCCAGGCTCAATAGTTTCTGCTGACCATAATTCAGGTAAAACCGGATGCTCAACAGCAAAAGATGTATTTATTCTTGCACATAATAATTCTACTAACAATAGAAAAAAACCCCACATATATATATGTAGTATTTGTATAAAAATTTATTTATATTTTTTACACAAATATAATTATACTTTTTCATCTAATAAATTATCTTTTTCTTCCGTAGATTCTTTTTTTTCTTCCGTAGATTCTTTTTTTTCTTCTTCAATAGTTTCCATATTTATTACGAGTTTTTCTTCTGATTTCGATTCTTCAACTATTTTATCAGGGTCAACATCATTATATTGTATCTTACGTGTTAAATAAGCTGACAAAAATACGTTTTCCTCTGTATCAGTAATAACTTTGGTATCATATAATTTCAAAGCCATAAAGATAGCGTTGGTTAACAAAACGGTTACGGTTTTATCATCTAAATACTGATTCAATATACTTACAGAACTAATAATAACGTTTATTAAATAAAAACCCATTGCACAACGTCCACTAATTTGATAATATTTATCTAATCTCAAAATATCAACTCTTTTCTTTTCTGGTAATTTAACAAGAACTTCTCCTACTGCATCATTATCACGGGGTAATTCAGGATTGACATGTAAATAGGTAATCATTTTATTTTCTCTTTTCATTTCAGCATAATACATATGTAAGAATACTGCAAAAGTAATTGCATTGATGCCAAATACCGCATTTTTCATATCACTTGATGTTATCATATTGTCATTCATTGTACAAATATGGTCACCACATTTTTGTGGTACAAAAATAGTTAAGAAAGAACCCATCAAAACACGATAGAATTCCATTATGAAAGATGTATACATTCCCATCTTTTGTTTGAAGTCCTGGTCATTAACTGTTTCAGTCAATGCTTCTACACTACCTCTTCTTTCCGTGGTTGAAGATTCGTTCTCCATATAATAATACTAATATATAATTATATGCATTTAACACGAAAAACTTACTTGACGTGTTGTACCTAAACCCATATCAACAATTTTTTTATTTATATGAATATCATCTAAATATATATTTGCGTTTAATATACCTTCTTCATTACAAGATAAATCTTTTATATGTATCATTTTTCCAAGTAAATAATCGCTTAGTAAACGACGAGAATTATACTCCTTTGTCATTTGTTTTTTATCAGTCCTGTAAACATTTTTTAAAGATATTATAAATCGATATACTGGTGATACTGTACCATATAATAAAGCCGCAATAACAATGGTATTTCCATTCAATATCTTCAATACTTTTCCTTTTTTAATAGACGGTACGTATTGTGTAGTTTCATATAAGGATACATTTTTCAAATAATTATTCGCACGACAAAAAAAAGGGTCAATAAATGTGTATGGCATTAAGTTAATATATAACGAGGTACTTTTTTAGAACATTTTACCTATTTTTTCGTACATTTCTTTTGCTAAACTACATGCTGTATTCAAATGTGTTCTTACCATATTTTTATCTGTAGGTGTTGAATATGCAATGCGAATAATGCTTTCGTCATCATGAGGATGAAACTTTTTGAAACCACAAAAGGAAAGTATTTCTTCAGATTCATAATATTTACTATACAATACATATTCTAGAAGTTTTCCTAAGGTATAATCCTCGTTTTCTAATACAATATCAAAAGAGTTTTCCATGGTTGTTTCACTTGGACGAATGGGAACAATATCAGAATCAATAGCTATCATCATTTCAGATAACTTATCAAGTATTATTTTACATGCCATTTTGACAATTTGTTGGTTTTTGTAAACTCCCACACTTTGTATGCAATAATCGTAACTATTTTCTACAAAATGTCTTTGTGCATCTAACAAATAAAAGTTTTTCTTTTGCATTTTGATATCATCTTCTGATGCAGATTCAGATTTCAACCTGTTTTCATATTCTGTCCAAATAGTGTTTGCTTTATCCAAATCAACACTGTTTCCATAAGAGCATGTAGATACTACATTAAACATACTATTTTCTTTTGCAGTGTGTACTGAAAACTCTGCAGTAAGTTTCAATTGCTCTCCTGGAAGATTTCCCATAGCTGGTCGTAGTCTTACAAAATCAATATAAGAATTTGTTCTAGGGCATGCTGGGAATATTCGATGTGTTTCATCCTTTGTTAAATAGTTCCCATTTGATTTGTTTTTGATGCGAAAGTCTTCAGTTGTTACATAAATAATACTATCTGTTTCGTTGATTACATCTACTTCTAAGATATAGTTATTTGGTAACAAATCTAGCTCTTCTACATGAACCGGTATGCAACTCAATCTTTGTTTGATAATTTCATTATGTAAACGAGATGTATTTATTTCAATATTACATTGGTTATCTTTGTAAACTTCTGTATAAATAACAGTTGTTGGAATATCACTCAAGATTGTTCTACGCAATGCATTTGCTACACTTACATTTACCCCACTTAATGTAAATTTGTACAAATCTTCATCCAACGAAATTTTGCTAATAGAAGGATTCATGATAAATATAATCTATATGCTTATTATTTTATGTGGTTTAATGATATTATTATCAATTTTTTTATTCATTCATCTAAATCCTCTAATATGAACTGATTAAAAAACAAAGTTCGTTCACGTGGAGTGAATAGTCCCCATAATAATCGGGTTTTTCTAACAGTATTTACATTTTTTTGTTTGAAAAAAGAGAATTTAGATGTTATTTGATTTCTATTTCCACAAAGTCTCGATAATACTATACTACTTTGTAAACTATTAGTAATCGTATTTTCATCGATATAATTAACTAACGATTCCAAATCATTCAATAATACTAAATCATTATATTGTGTGTGATATACAGAGCTTATCAATGAAAAATCACTAACGAATGTACGAATATCTAATAACAACTCTTTGGGTTGCAAATTATATGCGTAAGGCATGATATGATTATCTATAATTTCATGAGGTAATCTAGAAAACATGATTATATGACATATACATGTATTATAAGTCATATGTGTTTATATTACAATCTTAAATTATTTATATGTTTGAAAAAAGTGATAATGCTAATAAAATGAACATCAATATGAAAGGCAATAATACTAATAACCATGAAAATGCGGTTGCACCTCCATTACATATTACGTTCAATAACCATGTCCAAAATATAATATACACAGCTTTGAAAATGAAAATATAAATAGAATATTCTGTTGAGCAACCAAGGGCGCCTAAACAATACATATTATTTTTTCCTAAATTTTGAACAAACATGATAATATAAGAAAAAACTGACAAAATCAAATAGAAACGAGCGGGAGGACACAAATTATTAAAAAATCCGAGCATTGTATACTCTAATGCAATATTTTATTTACGACTTCTTTTCGATTTTGTCTTTCGTTTCTTACGCATAGTTTTTCTTTTTTTCCCACCAGATACCAATCTAGAAGAAAGTAAGTTAGTCTGTGGGTCATTCATACCTCCTATCCCTTCATTCATTTTATAACCAGACATTTCAGGAGTTACATTGTTTCCACCTGAAAAGATTTTTTTAGAACAAGCACATCTTCCCCCTTTTTTCAAAGTCTTATTTCTAGGCATATTTATACTATATCGATATATAATTATTCAATATCAACATGTGTCAGGATATGACGTCTACAACACACATTTTTTAGTCCAATATCATCTAATACCTTTCCTTCAATCGTTTTTTCTGTATTTTCTTTTGTCAAATAAATCACCTTATCTGCACTTACCCCCTGAAGTAATTTATTACGTCTTACTTCATTTTGGTAATAGCGATACTTATCTGCTAACACCATACCACATGTAAAACATTTAACAGGAATAATCATTGTATTAATATATACTATAAATACATTCTTTTATATCTAATCAATTTTTTATACATATTTAATATATGAAAATTTTGTTGATACTTCTACTAATTACTATAATTTCAATTTGTATATACATATCTACGATGAATGTAAAAGAAGGTATCAATGTAAATAAAACCGCTGCCCAAACATTTACGAAAGCCGTAATTGCAGAAGCAGAAAAAAATAGTCCGACTAAACAACCTTTTTATATGAATAAGTCGTCCAATAAGACATCTGTAAATTATAATACAAATAAATATGATATTGAATATCATGATTCGCCCGAAGAAATCGAGAAAGACGAAGGATATGGTTTAGGATTACAGACAGCATGGGTATTTGACCCAAAAGAACAAAAGGCTGTTTTAATGCAATTACCTAAAGCGAAAACCTTACCTACCTATGAAATTCCAGGTTATTATAAATATGGGTACGATACATATGTACCGGATTATACTGATAGTATTTTATTAAGTTCATCAAAAAGTTAGTTAATAAAGTTGAACGCCTTTTGTGGTCTTTTTCTTTTTAGTAGGAACAGGTTGACCTATATTTTTATCATGAATATTATCATGACATTCTTCACATATTGATATTAAATTTGCTTTATGATTTTTATGAACATTTCCAATAAATCCATCTTCGTCTGCTTCTTTTTGTTGTAATAGGTGGTGTATTTCTGTACCCATATTTTTATTGCATATTTCACACATTCCTTTTATTTTTGATGCATTATAATGACTTTTCGTACCACTTAATACTCCTCTCGAGTTATCAAAATATTTATTTCTTATTTCAAAAGCTTTATCTATAAAATCTGTATTCATATGAAGTGATTTACATACTTCTAACCCGTATATTCTAGGACCAGAGCCATCTTTCAAAATTCTATCATATACTAAACAGTCTTTTTCCATGTCATAAGATACTTCTAAATGCTTCAATGATAATGCTGACATTGCTTTAATTTCATCATAATCGACTATTTCATGAAAATGAGTTGCAAATATAAAAGAACTTTGTTTACTTTCTAGATGCTGTAACCCCGCTACAAAAATACTCAAAGCTGATTCAGTTTCAGTTCCTGAACACAATTCATCCCCCAATATCAAACTATTTTCATTTGAAGAATTCAATATAGTTCTCAATTCACTCATTTCAACTGCAAAAGTAGATAATCCTCGAAATAAGTTATCATTACCTAATATTCTCGAAAAGATAGCAGTATATGGTTTGTAATCAAATGAGTTACACGGTACATACATTCCACATTGAGCCATTATTACACATATACCTATCGCTCGAATAAGACTCGTTTTTCCAACTGCATTTGTACCATATAATAGCAACCCTTTGTTATTTATACTCCCTAACTCTAAGTCGTTCTCCACATATAGTTCATTTTCCTGCAAACGCTCTATCAAACAATGACGTATTCCCTTTGCATTGAAAAAAGAATTTGATACCTCTTCATTTATCACTGGTCTAGAATATTTGTATTCTTTTGCACAATATGCTTTCGATTGCAAAACGTCATATTTGGCAATTAACTTGGATATATATTCTAATTCATCATAATGGTCATTCTCAAATTCATTCAAAATTTCTTTGAAAACAGTTGCTATCTTTTCATTTAATTTAGTTTTGTAATTGAAAATTGTTCTACAAATAGTATTGAGTACATCTATATGTATTTCAACAGAAGTAGTCGACGCTTTTACAAATTTTATATCATCTAATGTGAATTTTGTATTATTATTTATTATTATTTCCTTTTCATATTCAGAAGACTCCTTTATTTTTTTTAATAACGTGGACCTTTTCGTTGTCATTTGTAAACATATTGGACTTTTTTCAGGTGTATGAATTTTTATATAATCAGTTGTAGAATTTTCACATTTTTGAAACAATGCATTCAAACTAGACTGAATATCATATAACTTAGAATAACAGGACTCATAATCTTCTACCATATTATCTAACTCTTTTGATATATCCTTGTTAATAATATTTGTTTCAAAAATAGTCATGCTGTTCAGACCTTTACATTCCGATAAATTAAAACATTTTTTTATAAATCTTTTTATATTTTTGATTTTGTTTACAATATATACATGATGATTTTTCTCATTACTATTCGGTGATAAATATTTAAATATCTTTTCTGATGGCAACAAAGAATCCATTAATTGATGGAAAATATGCAAACTATCAAACAGAGTATAAATAGATGAAGGATATAATGTTTTTACTACTAACTGTCGCAAGACTTTATCGATATCTTTTATCTTATTTATTTTTGTACGACTATCTTTTATTTTAGCATAATTAGTTTTAACGCTTGTCATTACATGTATCATTTCGTATTCTTTCTTTAGCCATTCTACATCAGTTGTCGGATGCGTAATTTGATATTGCATCAATCGTTTTCCCATAGGTGTCATACATTTATTCAAAAAACTACTCACCGATGATAATTTACCAAAACTATTTCCCGATAAAGAATTATCAGAAATGATATTTAGTTGACTTAAAGTATGATTTGCTAGTATTACGCCTGTAGTCGTATTATTGAAAAGAGGCAACTGTATTTTACTTACCAATTTCGGATTATGTTCCTGTATAAAGTCAAACAAATAACACATTGATTGTGTAGACATTACATATTCAGTAAACTCATTATACAGTCCATAAGTATCTTCTGTATAAATCATACCAATAGTTTCTTTCATATAACGTTGACTCTTACATTTTTCTGCTTTTGCTGAGTTTTTATCTATATAATGAATACAATCAGATTGTATACCTGAAAATTGTACTATTTTATTTAACTCATCTTCTTTGAAATCATGAATTAATATTAATTCACTAGGAGTATGCATTGATACAAATCGTTCTAATTCATCAAATGTTGATATATTCATATAATAAGTTTGTTCATATTGGAAAGAATGAATTTCTCCAGTAAATACATTTATTACTGATGCTCCACAAACCATAATATCTCTTGTTTTACGTGTTGGAAAACGCTCCAACCAAATACACATGAGATTATTTGTAAGTTTTGCGCCAATATCAGTTTCATAGGATATATAAGTACCAGGTGAATATATCTGGTCTAATGTTCGTATAACTTCTTTTTCTTTTTTTTCTTGTACATATACTAATACCGTGTATCCTGCGTCAGTCAACTTTGTCAAATACTTATCCAATGTGAAGTCACGAAATCCTGCCATCATAATACGTCTTTTCAATACTTTCTTCTCTGTTTCATCAAATAGGTCAATAGTTGTTTTATCACTGACATTCAAATTACATATACTACTATATTTCTCTATATCACATAAACTGATGTTCTCTTCATTGTCCATTGATTTGTACCCGTATACTTCAAAAAATGCGCCCACTTGTATTAATACAAAAGTGTTTTTTCCATGGTTATTTATTGCATTTGTAACATATTCAAAGTACTCATGATGCATTGTTCTTTCGTTTTTTGGCATATTTGTACAAAAGTTATATAAATATATCAGCAAATATTTATATATCTTCATATAATAATAAAATTGAATCTGCATAGAATGCCACTTGTTATGTATCATAAAACTAATAATAATAATAATATGACTAGACAAACCGAAGATGAAATAGAGTATGGCCATTTTTATGATGTTGAAAAAGATGAATATTTAGATAAGTATAAGCATTTGAAAAAAATAATTATAAAGCGAAAAAAAATACAACCGCCACCTAATGACACAACAAACAAAAAAGGTTATTTTTGTGATATGATTACATTAACATCATATATTCTAGTATCCACAATAACTGTTAGTTTTACTATCTATTATTTCTCATAATTTACATTGTGTCATTATTATTCAAAAAATTGTACATCAATGTTTCTGAATTATGATTTTGTACTTCACCGCATATTAATAAAGCAGTCTCATACATTTTTCTCAATACATCATTCGGTGTTGTTGACCCTATCTTTATAAATCCATGTTTTATCAAATATTTTCTTATTTCTGAAAGAGGGGTCTGCTTCAATAACTGTTCTTTTTCAATGATTTTATTTCTTACTGTTTTATTAGTAACTAATACAGAAACCGCTGGTTTAGTTTTTGACCTTCCTAATGAAAATGACCTCTTGATTGTCTTCTTTCTATATTGTCTCTTTTTCTTTTTCAAATTTTTCAATTTTTCATTAGTTTGTGACATTATATTTGCTATATTTGTTGATTTCTCTGACGGCGTTACTATACCTGCTCCATTATACATCGTGTCTGTATAATTTGTAGTTGTAATTACATCTGGTATCGTCATGTTTTCATCATTATTACGGCGAGTTTGATTCATATAATTTCGATATGTCGGTAATAATCCATTTTTCAAACAACCATATTTTGGTACTGGAATTTCATTTTGTTTTTTCAAACTGATATTTGACTCTTCTATATTACTATATGTTTGTACGTTAACTGGTTGTACTGTGCTAGAGGTGATAGCTTCATACTTTTGCTCTATATTAGTATCATTTTTGTAAGGTTTCTTCAATGTATAGTTATACTTATCTTTATTTGTTTTATCTACTACCATATTACTGAAAAAATCTTTTGCGGTTTCAAAATCACTGCTAGTAGGTGTGGTAGACGGCTTCAAAGACTTTTCATAATTAGTAAAATTTTCTTTATTTTTATCTGTATGATGCTGCCTTATCATTCGCAATATTGATTTTTTTCGCAATGTTTCGTTATTTTTAGGAACAGAAGAAGGTTTCATTTGTATACGACTACTACTCTTCGGTTTTGGTTCCTTCTTTTTTTTTGTAGTATTTGAAAATGAAAATAAATCTGGGTTAATTGCAAATACTTTTTTATCACTCATTAAATAAATATATCTTCAAACGTATATATTTATTATACACGAAAACTATAAAATTCTTACGCTTAACTGCTAAATTATAAATACATTCCATATAAATGAGATATATCCTTTTCTTTTCTGTTTTCTACAAACAATTTGTATCCATTATTCATATCCGCAACATTTATTTTTTTCTTTTGCTTGTCAGTCAGTCCGTATATTCGTCGTCCATGACATATTTTTACATATGTAAATAATTGCTCCATATCTCGACCAAACGATTTGAACACTTTTATATGTTTTTCAAACCACTTTTCACCTATGTTATCTTCTTCACTAAAAGACCAACCTGCATCTTCTACTATCAAACCAAAAATTTGTTTCAATTGAATTGCATTATATGGTTCCATTGTAAACCTCCAAATAAATCTTGATTGTAACCCTCGATTCATTCTAAAAAATGTATTGTTCAACTCTTCTTCATAACCAGCAATTATTACCATAATATCCATTTTGTAATTACTAAGAGCCTCGCACAATGTATCTATGCATTCTTTCGAAAAACTATCTTCTCGTGTTTCACAACCTAATGCATAAGCTTCATCAATAAATAATACTCCCCCTTTTGCTTCTTCTATAACTTTTCCTGTTTTTATAGCAGTTTGACCCAAATAACCTGCTATTAAATCCTGTCGTGTTACCTTTATAAATATGTCTTTGTTTAATATACCTATTTTTGAATACATTTTGCCAATTATTTTTGCAACTTCAGTTTTACCTGTACCAGGCGGACCATATATTACAGTATGTTTATAATCTCCTCCATTTTCTGATACGTGCAAATCCTGTAAAAAATACAATAACTGGTCTAATACATTTCGTTTCAACTTTTCCATACCTACCATTTTATTTAATGTTTTCAATTCTTCGCGTATTTTGTAAATAGAATGAAAATCGATGTTGTATTCATAATGTTTGTTATATTCGTATTTGTTTATAATAGTTACCATATCTTCTAATGATTCTATTTTATCTTCAATTGTAATCTTTTTCTTTTCTATAGTTTTATCATCTTCTATTATCGAATTTTTTCGTGACATAATAGTTGAGTCTGGTAATAATATGTTATCAAATATACTTCCTAATGGTAAACTACAATTATTATTTGATGTATTAACTGGTTCTATATTCATCGGAAATACTGTCGTATTTGGTACACCCCATATGCTATTATACTCACTCTGTATATTATTGAACAATCGTTTTTTATATTTTATTTGATTTGATTTATCATAATTATCTAAATATTTGACAAATTCTTTTGAACTGTTTATCATGTTTCATAATATATATGACTTATTGTTATATTCTTTTTGAAAATACTTTACTGTATATCATACAATAAAATTGATAGAAATATTCGTTATCGATAATTTTACATAAAGTATTATGATGCAATCTATGGATATGGCTTCGAGTCACTCAACTCACGACTTTGTTGTCAAAAAAACTCCTAAGAAAAGAAAAACAACAACAAAAAATATTGTTCAACCTGAAACAATTGAAAAAATCAATGACGATGTTTACAAATCAGTAAAGGTTTCTGAAAGTTATTTGTTAGACCACCTCGATAACCAAACAGAAGACCCGTATACTATTATTGAATCATATTTTCAAGGTAAGTATTTGGAAAGACTCGTACGTCATCAAATTGAGTCTTATAACCATTTTGTAAATTATCAAATTCAAAGGACTATTGATATGTTTAATCCTGTAAAAATTCATTCAGAAAATGATTATGTAGCAGAAAAAGACAAATATTTCCTGGAAGTATTCATTTCATTTACAAATTTCAAATTGTATCCTCCTCAAATTCACGAAAATAATGGTGCAACAAAGACAATGTATCCACAAGAAGCTAAACTGAGAAATTTTACTTACGCATCTACTATGACTGTTGATATCAAGATTGATTATGTGATAAGGAACACGGAATCTATGGAAGCTCCTAAAACTATCTCAAAAACCCTCCAAAAAATAAATATTGGTAAAATGCCTATCATGTTAAAGTCTTCTATTTGTGTATTGTCTCAACAAGATATTCTCGGAAACCAAAAATCTGGTGAATGTACAATGGATAGCGGAGGGTATTTTGTAATTAAAGGGTCAGAAAAGACTGTACTGGGTCAAGAACGCGCTGCAGAAAACAAAATATACTGTTTTGACGGTAAAAATACTACAAAATGGGACTGGGTTGCAGAAATCAAATCTGTTCCTGATTTCAAATGTATTTCCCCAAAACAAGTTGAAATGATGATAGCTAGTAAAAACAACGGCTTCGGGAAAAGTATTTATGTAACTATTCCTAGAATAAAACAACCAATAGAACTATTTGTTTTGTTTCGCGCATTAGGTATCAATACAGATAAGGAAATTTGTGAAATTATTACATTGGACAACGATAAAGAAGAAAATAAACAAATCTTACAATCTTTACAGGCGTCTATTATTGATGCTAATTCCTACACATCATACGAAGAAGCAATCAAACATATCACCAGTTATGTTACATATACTCCTTTCAGTGTTTCAACCGATAATGAAAATAGTTCTAAAAGAAAAACAGATTTTGCAGTGGAAATATTAGACAATGATTTATTCCCTCATTGTAAAACAAAAGAACAAAAAATTTACTTTCTAGGGTATATGGCAAATAAACTAATCCGAACTAGTCTAGGTTGGATTCCAACAGACGACCGGGATTCTTATTTAAACAAACGCATTGAACTTACGGGTACATTATTGAATAATCTGTTTCGCAACTATTTCAATAAATTAGTGAAAGAAATGCAAAAACAAATTGTTCGTGAAATTAACAATGGCTCATGGAGGTCTTCACAGGATTATGAAAATATTGTAAACATGACAAACATCTACAAAATAATGAAATCTACTACAATTGAAAATGGTATCAATCGTGCATTATCTACTGGTGATTTCAGCATTAAACAATCTAACTCCAGCAAAGTAGGTGTTGCCCAGGTTCTTAGTAGACTTACTTATGCTTCTAGTTTGAGTCACCTTCGTCGTATTAATACGCCTTTGGAAAAAAGCGGTGAATTAGTTGCACCTAGAAAACTACACAATACTACCTGGGGATTTTTATGCCCAGCAGAAACCCCAGAAGGTCAATCTATTGGTATTGTCAAAAATATTAGTTATATGGCTCATCTTACCATTCCAACCAATAGTGCTCCTCTATACGAATATATATTACCACATATTACTCTACTAGAAAATTGCAAGCCCAATGACCTGCATGGTAAAGTAAAAGTATTCATTAATGGTGCATGGCAGGGTATCACTGAAGAACCTCTTCAATTATATGAAAATTTAAAACGACAAAAACATCGAGGTATTATCAATATTTATACCTCCATCATTTTCAACTACAAAACTTTGGAAATTCGTATTTGCAATGATGGCGGACGGCTTACTCGTCCAGTTTTGAAAGTCAGAGATAATAAGGCTATCATTACAAATGATATCATCCAAAAATTAGCAAACAATGAAATTCGCTGGAATGACCTCCTTACAAACTGTGTTATTGATGAGTCTGTTATTGAATACATTGACCCGGAAGAGCAGAATTTGTCTATGATTGGAATGAAGTGCAAAGATGATTATTTGCAATCTGATAAATTGTCATTCAAATATGATTATTGCGAAATTCATCCTAGCACTATATTTGGTGTATTGGCATCATGTGTTCCATTTCCCGACCACAATCAAGCTCCTAGAAACACCTATCAATGTGCTATGGGTAAGCAAGCTATGGGCGTATATGCGACAAACTATGACCAAAGAATGGATAAAACCGCATATGTTTTGAATTATCCAAGTCGTCCTTTGGTTGATACCCGTGTTATGAACTTTCTTCATTTGAACAAAATCCCGTCCGGTACACAAATTCATGTTGCGATTATGACACATACTGGTTACAATCAGGAAGATAGCGTTCTCATCAACAAAGGGTCGATTGACCGTGGTTTATTCTTAGCAACTATTTATCACACTGAAAAAGATGAAGACAAGAACATTATTCGTGATGAAATTATTCGCTGCAAACCCGACCCAGCAAAAACAAAAGGTATCAAATTTGGCAATTATGATAAGTTGAACTCTGACGGTTTCATTCCCGAAAACCAACTTGTCGAAAACAGAGATGTTGTTATTGCAAAAACGGTTCCTATCAAAGAAAACCGCAATGACCCTACCAAAACTATCAAATATGAAGACCAAAGCAAAACATTCCGAACAAATGAAGAATGTTATATTGATAAAAATTACACTGGTAGAAATGGTGATGGTTATAACTTTGCGAAAGTTCGTATTCGTACCTTACGTAAACCTAATTATGGCGATAAGTTCAGTTCACGCCATGGACAAAAAGGTACTGTAGGTAATATCATTCCTGAATGCGATATGCCATTTACGAAGAATGGACTAAAACCAGACATTATTATTAATCCTCATGCTATTCCGTCTCGTATGACTATCGGACAATTAAAGGAAACCTTGTTAGGAAAAGTTCTTTTGGAGCTCGGCATGTTTGGCGATGGT